AAAGATTGGACGGGTGGTGATATCTCGGTGAAATAGATATCAGATTGACCCAAGAGAGCAGCTAAGACAGGGGTGGGAGCAAGATCGGCCCGGTAAAGGAGGAGACTGAGGACGGCCTTGTGCAAGAACGTGACCACAGCATTCGAAGGCAGCTCTTGCGGTAGCCTTGATTGTGTTCCCTGTGTGCGTTGCGGGGTGGTGGAAGGAGGCATTGAGGCAGGTAATCGTGTAGGTGCGCGAGTGGTCTGGGCCGGTGAATCGGTAGTTGAACGCGATGCCGCAGTAGGTTGTGATTCCGGATCCGGAGATGATGGGGGGGTCTCTGGTACCAGACTGCTGACCCTGGTTGGTTGCCTGAAGCGTGCGAACGAGCTGTCGTAACTCATTGATGGTTTCCTGCTGAGAGCGACAAAGGTTCGAGTAGTTCATAGGTGATGGGTGGATGATCGGAGGAGCGTTGACCTACGTACAGATTGAACAATTGAAGCACCAAATGAATGTTAGGCTGATCCCAGACACCAGGAAGGGAGCCAAGGAGGTCAGTAAAGGAAGGATCGGAGTTGCGGAAGGCCGAACGAAGACGTAAAAAGAGCGGACGGCGGCCTGGGGCGAAAAGATTAATGAGAGGTGTGAGGGAGGCATTAAGAGTCCCAAGAAGAAAACCGGGAATAAAGGAGTGGTGTTTGGTGAAATACCGGCAGTTAAGGTCGAAAGCTTCGAGTTGCATCTCAGAAAGTAATTCGGGATGAGTCAGAATGGTCTTGTAACCAACCAAATGCTCAAGATAGTAACTGGCTAGGACTTCAGAAAGATTGTTGGTAACGTCATGATAGACGAGACGTAAATGAAGGAGAAGAGGGTCTTTAAAGACACCTCGAGAGGAGACGACTAGCGAAACGAAAGAGGGTTGTCGAGAAATCTCGTATTTTTGTGGTGGTGATGTCTTATGGAAACGGAAAGACTCACCGGGATCGATCAGCTGATCATTGTAGGTACGATCGTCACCGACGACTAACAAGGAACGAAAGTCAGGGGAATCCACAGGTGCATGTAGATTACGAAGGGTCTGGGGATGACGAAGAAGAAAATCAGCGATATTATAATAAGTGTTACCGTCCAGGGTGAACCACTCTCCAGAAAGCCGTAAGATGGCAAGGTGGCCCAAGAAACAGGTAGTATCGACCTTGGTACGAATGTACTCACGGATCAAAGGTTGAGGAAGACCGAATGTTTCGAGAAGGGCTTGTTCGAACAACAGGCCCGGGGCACCTTGGTGGTAATCAAAGAAAGTGGCGTCACCGGTGGTAGAAGGAATGTCTTTCCA